AGCTGGAATTGCAGTAGATTCAAAAAAGTTATCAAGCTGTACTCCTGGTAGATTTGTTTCTTCTAATAGAATCTGTAAGTCATCTATTCTTCTTTTAGACATCTCATCTCCTTCACGGAACATATTATTTCCATGTAGTTGACGTCTAACCCATTCTACCTGAGCTTTATTAAAGGCCTCCACAACTTGCCAGCATTCTATGTTATCATAGTCATTACTGGCAAGCTTGTTAAGTCTTTGCTTTAATTTAATTTGGAGAGTCTGATTATTCATTGTTTATTGTTTACGAGTTCCAGTAAGGTTCAACCTTGGACAGTAAACTTAACAATGTATCTTCATTTGCAGGGTTCTTTAGATATTCAATTACTTCACCAGATCTCTTACCTAGCTTTTCTGAACTATCCATTGTTTCAATCCAACCTGAAGATTTAGGAACAATAAATCTGTAGAATAAAGCATCTTTTACAAGAGCTCTAATCTTAAGATCTTCCATTGAATCTTTAGAAGCATCTAAAAACTGTTGTGCAGCTCTTTTGCTATTTGATTCAGTTCCTTCACCATTTATATACATGTCCATATTTTCATACATAATGTCATTAGGTGTTGATTTAGTGTATTGTACACTTTCAATATCAACACTTTTTGCAACATACATTAACTTAGGAATATCAGTATCATAAAGTTTTTGTAATTCTGACAATGCTCTGTTTCTAAGTTTAGTATATACAGTTCTTTCACTGATGGTTTCTTCTAACTGATCTAAATAAAATTTAGGTGCATTCACTGCTTTTTTGGCTTCCTTTAAGGATTTAGCAACCATTGCAAAACCACCTGCATTTATAGCATAAATTTTAATTAAATCATAAGAATCTTTTGAAGGATCTAGATATACTGGATCATTACCACATCTTAAGCTAATACGTGCCCAAAATGAATCATTATCAGGCTTAAGTAATGTTACTTTATTCCAAAAGTCTTTATCTTCTACATCTATAACATTAGCAGCTAATTCTGCTTCTAATTGTGCTACAGTAGTTCTTATTTCTTTAATCTTAATTTCTCTCTCTCCAGGAGATAATCTTTTAACTTCAGGTGCAAATTCATTCAACCCTGTAAGATATCTTTTTACTCCGTTCATCTCTAGACAAGCTAAAGATTCTTCATGCCAAACACCTTCATGCAAAGCCATCCCATAATTCTGTAATCCCATATTATCTTTATTGGGATTAAAAAAAGGTCTAATTGCAATAGCAGTGTTTTTATTCTGCTGATACTTTTCTACAATAGTGTAATCACTCATTTCATTTGGTTTTTAAAAATTAATAATGTTTATGTTTAACTCAAAAGTACAATAATTTGTACATTTATTATTAATATTTCTAATGCTAGATTAACTAGCAAAAGTTATTTGAATTAAATAACATTTTATTAAATAAAAAAAGGGAGGAAGTTTTACCAACCTCCCCTTTTAATTATTAATATTCTTAGAATGATCCTCCTGTTACAGGGTTTCTCATTACAATTTTAAGAACTTTAGTTGGATCCTTAACCCAGATAGCTGGCATGGTTTGAGTCATGTATACTCTATAACCATTGAAGTTACCTGTAGATGCAAATCCTTGAGTTCTTCCCATATAGTCCATAGTACCATTTTGGTAGAACCACTTAAGTTGATTGTCCCATGATAATTTCAACAAGTGAATGTTATCATTTCCATTTTCACTTACGTCAAAGATGATGAAGCTGTAAGAGCTTAAAGGTCTTCCATCAATTAATGGATTCTCTACATCATTTGTGTGTAGGTTATCAAATGCTGGGTTCAATACAAACTTAACGTTAGCTAAGAAAGGAATAGTAAAGCTTGTGTAAGCAAAACCAAAGTCAAGATCCATTCCTGATCCTTTCACAGCACCAATATCAGATGCATTTTGAACTAATCCAGAACCATATACTTCATCAGCAATAGCTTTGTAAAGTAAATGAAGACTTGTTGTATACTCTTTTGAAAGAGTTATCCAACTGAGACCATAAACCTACAGATAATCTGATATCATCTGGTCCGTCTTGTTTTACTTTACCACCTTTACCCCACATTACCTGCTTTACCCATTGATGCTACTAAGCCTTCAATAGAAGATACAGATGGATTACCAGACTCATCAAAGTTTCTCCAGATCTCCGTTACAGGCACAGTACCATCAGCATTCAAACCACCTTTGATCATAAGATCAGCACGGCTAGAAATAGAGTAGTGTACGTGTGCTTCAGCTCCACCAACAAAGTTGTAAAACTCACGGAATCCAGATCCAGTTTCAATGTCTGAGAATCTTTCACCATACTCACCACGTGCAGAACCTTTTCTGAAGAACTTAGTTCCTGGTGCTAAGTAAGCGTTGTCTAATGATACTGCACTATTATTATTTACAAGTTGTACAGTATAGATAAATCCATCACCTGCAGGGATAATATCATCTGCTGTGATGTATAATTCTAGACCATTATACTTGTCATAAGTAATAATGTCACCATGTCCAAAGGATCTTTTAGATACTTTGATTTTAAAAGTAGTACCGTCAAGGCATTTCTACCTTTTGGGTCATTGCCCAAAGATCAACTGGTCCCATATCCATAGGCTCAGAAGATCCAAGCATTTGGGTAAGGTGATAAGAATCAACGTGAGAACTAGCCTTGTAGGCTGTATCTCTAAGGAAAATTCCATTGTTTAATACCGGAGTTGCCATAATTGTTAATTGTTATTTAGTTAATTATTATTGTTTATTATTGTTTTACTCATTAAAACCGTTTAAATATATTGTTGCTTCTTGGTATCTTTCTTTTTGTAGAACGTGATTTTGTTTCTTCTTCACGTTGATCTACTCCAAGAGAGGAACCTCCAGCATTAGCTTGTTCTGTCTTTAGCTTTCTTACTGTTTTCTCTACACTACTTTGTGCACCTTTTTCCATGATCTTACTTTTATAACCATTTGGATCAGATAACAACCATAGTGCTTCAGAAATTAATGTATAGTTTGGTTCAACAAACTGATATTTCTCAAGCAAATGACCTAACAAGTTTGTGTTCTTTCCACTAACAGAAGGATAATTAGGTTGTACTAATCCGTTATATAGCATAGACTGTGTCTTTCTATCAACTTTAATATCACCTATTGTACCTTCTTTTAATGTGTTATACACATTCTCCATATACTGCTGAGATGCTTTTTGCTGTTGTGCTTTACGCATCTCTTGTTCTTCTAGCTTCTTAGCTAAAACTTTTTCTTGCATCTTGTCCAACTTAGGTTTGAACTTCATAGCTTGTTGTTCAAGCTTTCCTAAGTCTTTCCAGATCTCAATCTCTTCAGCAATCTCTTCAGCATTACCGTACCCTGTTGCTTGAAGATAGTCACTGATTATAACTTCTTGGTCTTTTTCTTTACTAACATCTAAGCTTTTCTTTGTCTCAGCTTCTGCTAACGTAGAAAATAAACCTTTTAAATCTTGACCACCATCAGCTACATAACGTGCAGCAATTTGGAGTTCTTGTGGTAAACTTTCAAAGAACTGTTTTGGAGTTTCTCTTCTAACTTGATTTGCTCTTTCTTCCAAGTTAGCTTCTATAAGCTCCGTCCAATCTTTAGCAGTATAATCTGCCAAATCTTTATCATCATCAAAAGGAACAATTTTGTCTTCTTTAATAAGCTTTGAAAAAACATCACTTATTCCAGAAATCTTTTTTCTTCCTCTTGTTTCTTTTTCTTCTTTTACTTCTTCTTCTGATGAGTCATCATTAAATGCATCTAAAATATCTCCTGCATCTTTTTTAGCTTCATCAGTAATTTCTTCAGATTTAGGTTCTTCTTTAGCACCCTCCTCTTCATTTTTTACTTCATCATTATTTTCATCCTCTTCTTTAAAGTCAGGATCTGCAAATGACATGTCAACTTTTTCTGGTTTTGTAAATATAGATTTAGGTTTATTTTCCTCTGGTACCGTAACACTTTCTGCTCCGGCTGCTCCATCAAATAAGCTATCTAAATCAATATCAACTTGAGCTACATTGCTCTCTACTGTTTTGCTTTCTGTTGCCATAATATTGTTGGTTTTTGTAATTGTTATTTCTTACATATATAATATACAAACTATTTTATAATTAAACTTATAAAATGCACATAAAAACTATCATTCTTTGCAGTATATAGCTATCTATGTTTTTATTTCTCTGAAATTATTTTAAAAGTTTATTTTTTCTTATCAGAGCTCTTAACATCATACTTGTTTTTATTCTCCCTTGCTATCTGAAGTTGCTTATCAGCTATATCTCTTTGAGCTGCTATTTTTTCTCTTTCTATTTGAAGTTTAGACTGATCATTGGAATTTTTTAAAGTAGCTTGTTGTCTTTGAAAATCCATTTTTTCTCTGTCTTTTCTATCAGCTCTTATATTTGCCATTTCATCTTGGAAGTCATTTACTTTATTTTCATTAACATCTGACATTGAACCATAACCTGCAGCTCTTATCTGAGCAACTTCAAGATCATTCTCACGTTCTTTTTCAGCTTCTAAAGCATTGTACTCACGTTTAAGTTTTTCTTCTTCTGCTCTTGCTTTAAGCTGCTCTTCTTGCATTTGACGCTGTTGTTGCATCTCTTGTTGTCTTTGTGATTCTTGTTTTCCTTCAGCATCTTTAAGGATGTCAGTTACTTCAGCAATAGAATCAGCCTTTCAAATGATCAGAGTGCTGTGTAAAGTAAACTTCTGTTTGTGCATAAGATTGATTTAATGATTGTGTTACCCCTGTGGCTGTTTGTTGAGCTATTGGTGCACCAAGTCTTTGAGGATTAACCCCAATTGCATCAAATGCTTGTTGTTTGAAATAGTTTGCTAATTGAATACGTGACATCAATCTACCTGTTTGCTCCATATTAAGAGTTTGGTAATGATTGAAATTTGTAGCATTTTCTGTATTAGTAATTGATGTATCTAAAGGCAACATGCTGAAATCTTTCATAGCAGTGTATGCTTTAGCATAATTACCTTTACCCCAATCTTCACCCATTGAATGACGTGGTAAAGCATTCTGATCAAACATTATTATAGTACCAAGCTCATCAACAAGTATATCAGCTATTTGATTATTAACCATGTTGTATCCAACTTGATATGCTTTCATTAAATCAACTAATGATGTAGATCTTGTATTTCTGTCAGAAAATACTCTACCTTCTATAGGTAGCTTACAACCATATAATGAATTATCACCTTTAAACTGAAAAGGAATTCTACCTGGTTTCTTCTTGTTAATACCTAAGTAAATAGGATTTATATTATCACTTGCATTTGATTTCCAAAACGCTGGTAAGTTTGGTCCTATTTTTATACCACCCCATGTTTCATTAATCCATATCCAATCTATATGTTCACCCTGTAATAATGTTTCTTTGTTTTTATTCTTAAACAATGAATCATCATATATGGGTTTTTCTGTTACCTTAAAAGTTTCATCAATTATTTCTTGAATGACTTCACCTTGTTCTGTAATTTTTGTTAAATGCCCAACTTTACGTTGAGTTTTCCAATATACAGTTGTTACTCTCATGAGGGAACTTTCTCCCCAATTATTTACATCATCACTTTCATTTAGTATGGAACTAATAACATCTCCTCCATACTCAGGAGAAGTATTCCAATTAGATACAAACTGTCTGTAACCTAAACTTGGAGAACCAGTATTCCATTCATGTGATTTAGTAGCATCATAGTAAGCACCATCATTTTGATAACCGGATACTTGATATGCACCTGATTTAGCTGGATATATTTCTTGTAAGGACTCAAGTTGTTTTTGACTCATTAAGTATCCATACTTATCAATAACATCAGCTACTGTCATAAGATCCATTTTACCAGCATAATTAGACTGAGATATATATCTTGCATCTGGTGATTTCTGGTAAAAAGTTAAAACAGGATTCCATAATTCTAGCTCATAGTCATCCTCAAGCATTCTAAAATGCCAGAACTCTCTATCCGTAATTAACATATCACGGAAAGCTCTTTCTTCTAACTCTTGCATTTTAAATCTTTCTTCATCAACATTAAGCTGATGACTTGCCCATTCCTCTACCATACTTCTATAATCTTTGGAAAAGAAGTCTTCTATTTCAGGTAAAGTTTTAAGATTTTCTGGTGCAAGTTTTTGTTGAAATTCAGGATCTTCAGGGTTAGCACCCATCTCTATCATTCTGAATAAAAGTTTTTCTTGAGCGTCTGCTAATAAATTTTCTTCAACAAGTGCTCTTTTTTGTTCAAGCATTTCATTGTAAGATAAATCATCAACTGCTCTGAATTGAACTTTAGAATATCTTTTAGAAAATTCACCTGATAATACATTTACAACGTTTGGTATAATGGGATAAAACTTAAGCTCTAAAGCTGATTCATCTTCTTTAGTTAATACATCAACAAGATCTTTATAATCATTATCTTCTTCAACTATGTAATCTGTTTTATCAATTATACCCTTAGCAAGCTTATAGTTTTTTAATAGTTTTCTAGCATTTTGCTTAAGAAACTGCATACCCTGCAATTCAAGCCAATCTAAATTCCATGCAGCCCAATCTTCATTTTTTTTCTTTGAAGGTAAAAACTGTATGGGTTGTGTAAGACTAGAAGTAGACGGATACCCGCTATCAGCCTTAGCACCGTTCTTCAATTGCATTGCATTAAATACTTTCATACTTATCTATAATTTTTATACGCTGATCTTTTTCTTGTTGGACCACCATTAGCAGTTTTTTTCCTTCCAATATTTTTGAACGGACTATACTTTAATTTATGGAATTTATTTGAATTTACCAAAGAATCATCTAATTCAGATTCAGTTCTTCTCAAATAACCTCTATTTGACTCTTGAATTCTAACAAAAGCAACTAATGCTGCAAAAGTTACAAGTCTATCCACGTTGAGTCCAGGATAATAAGCTAACATTTCTTTTAATAACATTGGATCAGGAATTCTTTCTATACCTAATGTTGTATTAAGTATATTACCATCATCATCAATTTCTTGATCTATTTCTTCTCTTAAAAATTCTATAGCATAAGATATCAAGTGATTCTTAAATAAAGTACCTGTATTCTTCCAACCATATTCTTGATAAACTGACTTGTTTGATCCAAGATCTTTTAAGAACATAATTTGTTGTTTAGGTACAAGATATTTTTGTTTCCTTTTAGCTATCATATGTTGTATAAATAATGATATGTTATTCTCCACAATAGTCCATGCATTATACCATTCAACAATAATTTCTAATTGACCATGTGTTTTATTAATATCATCATACCTACCACACCAAGATGCTACTATCTTCCCTGGTTCTATAAAACGTTCAAGCCCTTGAGGACCCTGCCTTGTTATTTCAACAGAGTTTTTGTATACAATGATACTACACAATGAATCAGATGTAGTTGTCTTACCCTCTGATACGGGGTCAATTGAAGCATAGTATGCACCAAACTCTGGATTAGAAACAGGTCTTTCCCATACAACTAAACACCCTGTTTTATCTTGTGCTTTTTTACTCAAAGGAAATTCTGAAATAGGTAGCTTATTAGATCTTTTTGCAAGAATACCATCACTTACTCTTTCAAGTTCTATATGTTCATATGCATATTCTTTTTCCTCAATTCTTTTTTGTTGTTGTGATAAAACACCTTGGGGGAAAACAGATTCCTTTCTATATGCAAATGCTTCAGCTATATTAGTTGGCTTCTGAGAAATACGCAATTGATATTGCTCAGGAGTTAAATCAGCTTTCCACTGAACTCTTTCAGTTTGTATAGCTTCTAATGCTTCTTTTATCTTAGAGTTACCGTAATCATCAATATAAGGTGGCATAGACCATTGTTCAGGAATGAATAACCCTGCTAGTCCAATGGTACCATCTTTGTCCATTAGATCCGTTTCTACAGCGTATATATCATTTGCTGTAGGATTCAGTACCATTTGCTTTAATGGTTCACACTGATCTAAATCCCCCACAGAACCAGCTGCTATAAACATACCTGTTGTTACCATACCAGAAGACATTGCAGGTCTTAGGTACTCATAGGTCTTATCCATCTTAGGTGCAATACCAGCCTCTTCATGAAAGAAGATGGTTGTAGGTCCCCCTACACCTGTTGTTGCATTCTTTTCAAAAGAAGCACCTTGTATCTTAGATTTAAGTCCTCTAGATGTTTTTCTATTACCTACTTTAACTTCAATTTGTTGTTGCCACAGTAATACTTTTTCTGGATTACTTGGTCTGTACCATGCAGTATGTTCATTTAAAAAGGTTTTGTATTCATCAAGAAACTTCCATGAACCTTTATCATTAATGTAATCTTTAAGAGATGCTCCAATCTTACATGTACTACCTTCTTCAAACCAATAAGTATTAATAATTTTACCCATATGAAAATAAGAAGAAGCAATCTGACGTTTCTTTAAAATAGCAGAGTGCTTGTAACTTAGTTCTGCTAACATTTCATATAAAGCCATGTGATATTGTGCATCACGTACTTTAGCAAAACCATACTTCTTCTCTTCTTTATCATATATTGGAAGAAAGTTTAACCACATGTAATAGTCACGCGTTAAATACCAAGAGCGGGGACCATCTTTATAGATAACCCCCACACGGCATTTATTCTTTTGATCATTCCAATAAGTAGTAAAATCTGTAGATCTAAATGGAGCAGAGCAATAAAAACCTTCTTTATTGAACTTAACAGCTTCTTCATTAAAAATTCTATTTCTTTTAAAATTGCATGTATATCTCCAACATTAATAAGTAAATGCATTTCACCTTCATGTTCCATTTCAGTTGGCACACAGTATTCAGCATATTGTATTAAGTCACCCTCATTTATATCAGTTACTTCTGTACCAATACCAATAACATAACCTTTATATTCTTTTTGTAATGCAGAATCTGGTATAATAATATTTGTACCAGGTACCATTCTTGATTGTTCTTTAGGTTTTATTAGAACCTTTTTTCCCACGGGAACTATTCTTAATTTTTGCATTGTTGTTTTTGTTTGATTTTAAATTTACAGGTTCATCCCAATAACAGAATACCCAGTTGTCTTTTTTAATATTATTCATTATAATTGATCATAAGCTAATCCTGCTCCTCCACGTACTGAACTTTCTTGTTCTTCTTTCATATCACTAAAGGCTCCCTTATAAGAGTTTCTTATTTGCTCAAATTTGGCAGCTGCATTAACCATAGAGTTTATATTACCATCTCTACCGTGCTCAATTGCTGTTGTTTCCATATATCTGGCTAATCTATCAAGCATTGACTTAATACCAACATAAGCTCTGTATGTTGGTGTCTCATAAAGCTTTCTTGCCATTTCCAAAGAGTATCTAATTTTAGGATCTTCTGTTGAGTATATCAAAAAGTCTTACTATCATTATATATTATCTTTATGCCACATCATAAGGCTTCTAACTTCATCCTTTAAATATGGTAGTTTATACATCTTTATTTCTTCAATGACAGGTTCTCCATTAACCATTTCATTAATTGGATAACCGTTTTTGTCTGTACCCACTTGTTTGAATTTAACATGTTGTACAACTAACTCACCTATCTTTAGTTTAGGGTTGTGCTTTTTAATAATATACGCATAAATACTGAGTTGTAGGTTATAATGGTTCAAATTACAATCATCTAAGTGACAATCTCTACTAAATCAGCCTGTCCACATAATGCAGCTGACTTTAAATACACAAAATGTTCTGGATATACGCCATCTTTTAATTTCTGTTCAGGTGCTGTTTTAACACCATCTTCATCAACCAAAGGCTTAATGATAGGTACTTCAACACCATGTCTTTCAATAGTCTTAAAGTCAAGCATATCTGCTTCTCTCTGATT